AGTCCTCGTAGATTCAGAAACACAGCTCGTAAATCGTTTTGGCAAGCCAACAAACTTCAACGCCGAAACATTCTTCACCGCAGCTTCATTCCTCGGATATTCAAACCAGCTATTCGTAGTACGTGCTGCAAACACGACCGGTCTTTCACCTATTAAAACCGCAAATATCGTAGGAAGCACTGCTACTGTAGACGTAGGTAATACTTCTCTTCTCACTGACGGCATGATCCTTATTGCTTCAGCTAATACTGCTGCAATTCGTGTAGGTACTACTATTTCAGTCACAAACGCAACACATGTTACACTTGCAGCATCATCTGACGCTCTAGCAAGCGATAATGGAGTAAGCCTTCAGTTTGTCGCAAACACTACTGCTTTCAGCGCTGTAGTAAATACTGCATCAGTCGCAAACCTTACGAGCATGATCGTAAAAAGCGAAAATGACTACGTTAATAAAGATGGGACGTTTGATGCTGATGTTCAGTGGATCGCTCGCTGGCCTGGAGATATTGGTAACTCACTGAAGATCTCAGTGTGTGATAGTAATACCGCATTTACTTCAAACGTAGATATCGGTAACTCAACCATCACATTTACTGTTGGATCAAACACCGCATCTGTTACTGAAGACATCGCGTCAAGCTTCTCAGTTGGTGACCTAATCAAGACAGGTAATGCTTCAATCGGTACGCAGTATCTAAAGATTACTGCAATCACTGATGAGGGTTCAAACACTACATTTAACTTCGAAGATGACTATCGTCTCGGAGAAAATTTTGTAGCATCTGACTCAATTCAGAGAAGCTGGGAATACTTTGAACTCTTTGATTCAGTCCCAGGAACTTCTGACTTCGTAACTAACTTTGGTAACACTGCAGCTCGCGATGAGCTTCATGTTGTTGTCGTTGACGAAGATGGTAAGTTTACTGGTGTTCCAGGAACTGTGCTTGAAAGGTTTGAAGCTCTTTCTCGTGCAACTGATGCAAAGACCATTGATGGTGGTACAAACTACTACAAGAACGTCATCAATGAGCAGTCAAACTATATCTGGTGGGCAAATGACAGGTCAAACTCTGTCTCTAATAACGCTCTAAACGTGACTTCTTCATCACAGACTACTCCATACACAGCAAGCTTCCAGTATGGTCAAGATGGATCAAATGAAGCTGGAATCGCAGTTGGTGTACTTGCGAATGGCTACGATCAGTTTGCTTCTACAGAAGACGTAGAGATCGGTCTAGTCATGCAGGGTAAAGCACGTGGTGGTACTGCTGGCGGTCAGCTTGCAAACTACCTCATCGATAACATCTGCGAAAAGAGAATTGACTGCGTAGCATTCATCTCACCAGACAGAGCAGACGTAGTAAATAACGTCGGGTTTGAAGCTACAGACATTGTAGCCTTCAGAAATACTCTTCGTAGTTCTTCTTACGGCTTCCTTGACTCTGGATATAAGTACATGTATGATAGATACAACGACGTGTATCGCTGGGTACCAATGAACGGTGATACTGCAGGTCTTGCAGCGAGAACCGAAATCACAAACGATGCTTGGTGGTCACCAGCAGGCTTCAATCGTGGTAACATTCGTAACATCGTGAAGCTAGCATACAATCCAAGAAAGGCTGATAGAGACATCCTCTATAAGTCCGGTATCAATCCAGTCGTCACGTTCCCTGGAGAGGGAACCATCCTGTTCGGTGATAAGACACTTCTCGCGAAGCCAAGCGCGTTTGATAGAATCAACGTACGCCGTCTATTCATCGTGCTTGAAAAGGCGATCTCAAGAGCTTCTAAATACACTCTCTTCGAATTCAACGATGCGTTTACGAGAGCTCAGTTTAGAAACCTCATCACACCATACCTCAGAGACGTTCAGGGAAGACGTGGTATCACTGACTTCTTAGTTGTATGTGATGAGACAAACAATACTCCTGAAGTAATTGATAGAAACGAGTTTGTTGGTGACATCTATATTAAGCCAGCTCGCTCCATCAACTTCATTCAGCTCAACTTCATTGCTGTTAGAACTGGCGTCGCGTTTAGCGAAGTCGTTGGGCAGTTTTGATAATAAATAAAAATAAAAAGGAGTATCCATAAATGGCTTTTAATATCGACTCATTCAGGGCAAAAGGTCTCGTATTCGGTGGTGCGAGACCCACCCTCTTTGAAGTTCGTCTTACACTTCCAGCCATTGCTCAAACGAGTGATGAAGAAGACAAGATTCGCTTCTTAGCACAAGCAACTTCTCTACCAGAATCTACTGTTGGATCAATCCCAATACCATACTTTGGTAGAGTCATCAACGTTTCTGGTGATAGAGTATTCGCTCCATGGTCAATCTCAATCATGAACGATGAAGATTTTAAGATTCGTTCATCGTTTGAATCATGGCTAAACGGCTTAAATACTCATGTTTCAAATCGTAGAAATGGAGCATTTGACGCTGAAGAGTACAAGACTAACGCGACAGTTTATCAGCTCGCAAAGACCGGCAACGGCACTAACGACGTCGAAAACGCAATTCGCGCTTATACTTTCTCAGGTCTTTTCCCAACAGCTCTCGATCCAATCGGTCTTAGCTGGGGTTCACCAAACCAAGTAGAAAGCTTTAGCGTTACTTTCGCATACGACTACTGGGTACCTGGTGATGATGAAAACGGAGACAACGTCGGTAAGTATAACGGCGTCGACGGCTCCGCGGTTCCATGGAGTCCAAAACTTAACTCTGACGCGATCTAATATATAGAATAGCTTGAGTTAACGTAAAGGATAAATGATGAAATTATTTGGTTTTGAGATACGTCGTCAGTCAGACGATCCGAATGTTGCTCCATCGTTCGTTCAAAAAGAGATCGACGATGGAGCGCTTTCCATTGCTCCAGCTGCTGCTTATGGTACTTATGTAGACTTAGACGGAAGCGTAAGGTCAGAAGCTCAGTTGATCGCGCGTTATCGTGAGATGGCAGAGCATCCGGAAGTTGATAATGCGATTGATGATATCGTGAACGAAGCTATCATTCAAGAAGCAGACAACAAAGCAATTAGTCTTAATCTCGATGATGCAAATTTTTCTCCAAAGATCAAAGAGGCTATTAGGGCAGAGTTTGACTACATCTTAAGCCTGTTGCATTTCAATACCTTTGGATATGATATCTTTCGTAGGTGGTATATTGACGGAAGACTCTACTATCATGTAGTGATTGATCCAAAGAATCCGCTCGCTGGAATTCGAGATCTTCGATACGTTGATCCTCGTAAAATGAGAAAGATTCGTGAGACTAAAAAAGCACAATACGATCCAAAGACTCCTATTAGTACAATCAAGTATGAAAAAGAATACTACATCTACAACTCAAAGGGTTTTGGAAAAGTAACTGGTAATGCTTTTTCTGGTCAGAGCGGTGGCAGTGAGGGTGTAAAGATCGCTAAAGATTCTATCATTCATGTGACTTCTGGGGTACTTGATAAGAATCACGCAACCATCGTATCACACCTTCATAAGGCTATTAAGCCACTTAATCAGTTAAGAGCTCTCGAAGATGCTGTAGTCATCTATCGTATCTCACGAGCTCCTGAAAGAAGGATCTTCTATATCGATGTCGGCAACCTTCCAAAGATGAAGGCCGAGCAGTACTTGAATGACATCATGTTGAAGTTCAAGAACAAGCTTGTATATGATGCAAGTACTGGCGAGATAAGAGATGATCGTAAGTTCATGACGATGCTTGAAGACTTCTGGTTACCTCGTCGCGAGGGTGGTCGTGGTACCGAGATCTCAACACTTCCAGCCGGTCAGAACTTGGGTGAGCTTGAAGACGTAAAGTACTTCTTAAGAAAGCTCTATAAAGCTCTCAACGTTCCAGAAGGAAGACTTGAGTCACAGCAGACTTTCTCTATCGGTCGTGGTACTGAAATCACTCGTGATGAGATTAAGTTTGCAAAGTTTATTAATCGTCTTCGTTCAAGGTTCTCTGAACTCTTTATATCTGCTCTCGAGAAACAGCTTATCTTGAAGGGAATCATTACTACAGATGAGTGGGATGCTACTTATCAGAATATTCGTGTTGACTATGCACAAGATAACTACTTCGCTGAGCTGAAGATGGCAGATATCATCAATACACGATTGCAGACTCTAAATGG